AGATTCAATGGCTTCGGTGGACTACTAACTATCACACTAAGGACGGTATAGAGTGGCTAAACCATTTCTTTGTGCGGCAGGTACAACACTGCGCAAACAAATAGACGCCAGATTCCCTCGTCGGGATAAATCAAGTGACGGCTGGATCGGAGACGCTGCTCATCAAGCTCGTCCTTCTGACCACAACCCAGACTTCTCAGCAGGTGGTGTGGTTAGAGCCATTGACGTAGACAAAGATCTAAGCAAGGACAAGAAGTCTAGTTGGGAACTAGCTGACCAGATTCGTCTGGCTGCTAAGACTGACAAGCGTATCAAGTATGTTATTCATCAGGGTCAGATTACTTCTGCCCGTTCTCTCTGGCGCTGGCGTAAGCACAACGGCAACCCACACCACTTCCATATCCATATCTCCTTCAATAAATCTGGGGATAAGGATGGTGCTAAATTCGATATTCCACTGCTCGCTAAGAGGGTGGTTAAGAAATGAGCGCAGTCGATTGGGCTGCGTTAATCGTATCCATTATCACAATAGTAGGAGCGTTTGCAGCAGTAGTTAGATTCCTAGTTAAGCATTACCTAATTGAACTAAAGCCTAACGGTGGCAGTTCCCTTAACGATCGAGTCCGTAAGTTAGAGGGCAAGGTTGACCAGATCTATTACCTACTAATTCATAAGAAAGAGAATGATGAAATTTAAGACGTTCCTAAAAGAAAACCCAACTAGAGTTGCTGCCTTTGTATCTTCATTGGTTGCTCTAGTCGTAGCGTTTCTATTCCCAGATGTTCCTACCGAAGCTGCGGTTGCCTTCGTCCTATCTGCTCTAGGACTAGGTGAGTTCGCGCAACGAGCCGAGAACAAGATGTGGGATGAAGCCCTACACACACCCGTTCCAGAGGGCGAGTAACCCTCTGGTATAGTATGCCCCCTGACTGATTCGCCCAGTCAGGGGGCTCTTTTCTATTTAGCCAACCCGAAGGGGGTAACGAAGATGAAAGAAAAGATACTGATGGCGGTGGTTATGCTGATGGGTAGTACCAACGTGGTACCAACAGCAGAACCTTACCAATGGCCGGAGAACCACTTAGCCCTAGAACGCCCTGTAAGCGATTCTAAGGCGCGTTACACTGGTTCTAGGTATTGGGATATAGGTCGTAGTAAAAACTACGCTCAAGCCCTGCTAAGGGGCAGAGACTGGGAGTCGCAGTGGAGTTGCCTAGAGACACTCTGGCACAAGGAATCCAACTGGCGACCTAGAGCTTTCAATAAGACCCCAGTCTATGTGAATGGAGTGAAGTACAACGCAGGTGGTATCCCGCAGTTGTTGGGGTTAGATCCCAAACTTCACGCTAGAAAACAAATACAGAAAGGATTAAAGTACATTCAAGACCGGTACCCAAGTGGACCTTGCCAAGCGCTTGACTTCCACTTGCGTAAGAACTGGTATTGATATAAACTAATTCCGTAATCGCTATCCACTTGCGGTTGCGTCATTGGTTGGAAACGCCGAGCCTAACCCACTCGGCGTTTCTTTTTTTTTGTGCTATACTAGTTCAGCTCGTAAGAGTGGGGGCGAAACCTCAGTGACGGTGACGGACTAGGTGACTGCTCTCCCCGAACCACTTCAGAATTTCTGGGGGGGGTAGGGGGGGCTTTCCTAGTTCAGGTTCAGGACTAGGAGAAAAAACTATGAAGCCAAAAAACATAACCGAGTTTGATAATGAAGCATTGAAGATTTATATGATGGCTCATAGAGTTCTAGTATCAAAGCAAACTGATTACGGTCCGAGCAATATAGCGAATGCACCCGGCGGTCCGCTTAACGGACTGCGGGTGCGAATCTTCGACAAGGTTTCCCGTATCAATAATCTATTGGATACCGGAGCTGAACCAGAAAACGAATCCATTAGAGATTCATTCTTAGACCTAGCGAACTATGCTATTATTGGTCTAATGGTTCTTAATGACCAGTGGCCTGACCCGAAAGAGTGGAACAATGGAATATCCTAATTGGTTTGAGATAACTGCTAAGCCTTACTTTGAGAAGCACTTGCTACCGCTAGCCGGAACAAAGTTGCGAGCGCTACAGATTGGTGCCTACACTGGAGATGCTAGTGTCTGGCTACTGGAGAATGTATTAACCCACGAAGAATCTAAACTATTTGATGTGGATACTTGGCAGGGATCTGATGAGGAGATGCACAAGGACTTTGACTGGGTTGATGTTGAGAAAGTTTATGATGAGAAGGTTGCCCCTTATGGGGACAAGTTAGTCAAGAACAAGATGACTAGCGTTGACTTCCTAATTAACAACACCCCACCTAAGTATGACTTCATCTATGTTGACGGAGATCACACCGCACTAGGTGTATTCCTAGACGCTATGCTTAGCTGGGTATGGCTAAAGCCTGACGGCATTATTGCCTTTGATGATTACGAGTGGGGTACAGATATGATTAAGCATCTCGCCCCGAAGTTAGGCATTGATACCTTTGCCTATCTTTACGCACCAGAGATGAAACTAATTGATTTGGGTCATCAGGTATGGCTCAAGCGATTAGATGCTTGACTTGTCTGACTTGTATGTTATCCTGATGCTATGGAACTAACACACTTATCGTACAGTAGTTTATCGAACTACATTCGTTGCGGTCACGCTTATCAACTAACCAAACGCTACGGTGTTGAAGAACAACCAGCTTGGTGGTCTATCGGTGGATCCGCAGTTCATACTGCTACTGAAGAACTAGATGAGAAGAATCTTCTAGACTTAGAAGGCGACGACATAGAAGCCTTTTGGAATGACCACTTAGAAGCAGCTATAAAGGACGCAGTAGAAAAAGGTTGGGACTTAGAGAACCTAAGAGCCAGCAAGGTGCGCTCCGACAAAGACCCGTTCTACCCTCACGAAGATCAAACGTGGTGGCAGTGGAAGGGTCTAGATATGTTGCTGAACTACCGCAACTGGAGACGCCAATCCCCTTGGCGACTCTACGATATCAACAAGGCACCAGCTATTGAGGTTGGTCTAGTGCCACAGATATCTACTGGTATGCCAGTGAAGATGTTTATTGACCGACTGTTTTTAGACAACGACGACAACATAGTTGTAGTAGATCTAAAGACAGGTAAGTCCACACCCCGCACTCCGCTACAGTTAGCGTTCTATGCGTGGGGTCTATCAAAGTTTCCAGACACTCCGATCAAAGTGACTAAAGGTTGCTATTACAATCTACGCACTGATAAGATGACGGAGACGTTTGACTTAACCCACAAGAAAAACATTGTGGATGTTATGTTAGCTAGGTTTCAACAAGCAGTTGAAAAAGATGTCTATGTACCGAACACCGAGAACTGCGATACTTGCGGAGTCAAGTACAAATGTTTCTTCGGTAGTGGTACACTAGACGACCCAACCGTCAGCGAAGGAGAAAAAAATGGCTGAGTATGGGATACAGATAAGCGCCAAAGATAATCTGGGTAGAATCACAGTTATCTCTGGCAAAGATGCAAGTGAGTTCAAGCAGACTCTAGCTGAGATCGTAGGCAGTGGAGATGCTGAACACATTATCAACGCTATGGCGTTGGCACTAGTAGGATCCGAGGCAGTGGCAGCATTAGCTCCACTCTCCCCTAAAAGTGCTGCAAGTCAAGTACAGTCCGCAGGTGGAGCAAGTGCTCAAGCGGATGGGCCGCAGGTAGCAACCGACAAGTATGGAAATACTTGGACATACGGATTACCTAACGCACCAGAGAGCACCAGTCGTGGTGCCTTCGTTCTAAAGTCTTGGGTTGATAAGACTGGCAAGCCTCGCAAGAAGTGGTTCGATCCAGCAGCCGGACCGCTATGGAATGGTGGACCAGTCAACAAGGCTAATCTTGAAGAAGGTCCTTGGTATAACGGCTAATGCTTTCATTAACTTCAGCGGTTCATTCGCAGACTACTAAGGCTCAGCCATTACCTTCGGTATGGCCTGAGCTAGACAATGCTGGAATGAAGTTTCGTCAGAGCCAGTTGATCCTGATTGCAGGTCAACCTAACTCTGGCAAATCGTTGATGGCTTTAGTTTATGCGATTCAATCCAAAGTTGATACCCTGTATTTCTCAGCAGATACAGACCCGATTACTCAGTTGATGAGAACGGCAGCGCATCTAACTAGAACAGATCAAGCGGACGTTGAAGCTACGTTGGACAAAGACCCCAACGCATACGATACAGTGATACAAGAATTCGCTGGTCATATTCGTTGGGTCTTTGATCCTTCACCCACAATAGATGTTATTGAACTAGAGATACTTGCTTACGCTGAGGTGTATGGCATCTCTCCGGCAGTAGTTGTAGTAGATAACCTGATGAACGCAGTTGCTCAGCAGGGTGAGGAGTGGTCAGGCATCAGAGCTATTATGTCTAGCCTTCACGAAATCGCTAGGCTTACTGGTTCTTGTGTGCTCGCACTAACTCATATGTCTGAGCAGACAGATTACAAACCTAATATCCCTGCGCCTCGCCGAGCTATCTTAGGTAAAGCAAGTCAGTTACCTTCTATGATTCTATCTATTGCTATGGATCCAGTGGTCAAGAAGTTGAGAGTAGTTGCAGTGAAGAATAGATTTGGTGAGCATCACGCTAACGCTGATCCTTACATAGAATTACACTGCGAACCTAGCAAGGTAGAGATCAAAGACAACACACAATACAAGCCGATTACTTGGCAGGATGCACATACGAGGTTATATGGACAGCAAACAATCGAGGGCTAACAAACGCAAGGGCGCTAGCTTTGAGATAGATTTAGAGAAGCACCTCAAGACAGAGATGCCACTGAAGGTTTACCATAAGGGCGTTAACCGATTAGCCAGAGCAGGCAAACTAGATAGAGGTGACTTAGCAGTGAAGTTGCAGTCCTTAAAAGATATTGATGTTACCTTAGTCATTGAGGCTAAGAACGCAGCTAAGTTCACCCCGTCGGAGTGGCTAGATGAAGCGTCTAAAGAAGCAGAGAATTACCGAATCTCTTTAGCAGCAAGGGATCCGGGCTATATCTTCCCCGTTGTAATTGCTAAGCGTCGCAACCGCAGTCTATCTAAGTCCTTTGTTATTATGGAGTTAGACCAGTTCTCTAACCTAGTGACAATAGGTAAGAGATATGGCACCGATAATGGAGAGGATGACGAATGAGTATCTGCAAACAATGTGCGCTTTCTGCTGACAAGTTCAGTGAGAATGTAAAGCAGTGGGGTTATGATGCTGCTGTTAGCGCAGCTAAAGATTATATTTACTTTCATACTCAGTGTGAATTTACAGATTGCTACTGCCAACACAAGATAGAGAAGGGTGCATATGTCAGAGATAAATGAATT